ACGGGTGGGTTCTGTGTAGGGCCTTCCCCGGGTCGCACCCCGTCTCTCCCCCCGATGGTGTTCTAAGGCCCTTGGTATTTTTGTTCGATACGACTTAACCGGAAAACCCGTGTTTTCGCGCCCGGCGCGCGTGTAGGAGCCGAAACTATGACTGAAACTGGCAACCTGATTTATGGCGATATGGAGACTGCGGTTCGTGAAGCGCTCGCTAAAGCTGAGTGGCTTACGCCCGCTGATGTCGCCGCTAAGAATATGCTCATCTCCCTGGCAAGCCAGTATGATTGCCTAGAAGAGGATTTTGAGGACGGGCGTATCACCCGGCCTGAGCAGGTGAAGGCCGCTTATACCTTGAATGTGCACATTATTCAGCTTATGAAGCAGTTGGGTCTTACGCCTGAGTCTAGGCAGGGTGTTCCTGAGCAGAAGGTTCAACCGGCTGAAACGGATTCTGAGCGGCGTTTGCGTGAGCGTAGGGAGCGCCGCGCCCGGCTTGCTGAGCGTAAGGCTGGTGTGGCTGGTGCGTGACGAGCAGGGTAGGTTGTTTGGGGATACGGTGCCGCGTATTTTTACGCCGCCGTTGCGTGAGCTTACGCCGGAAACGTCTCTTGGCTTTGAGGCGATTGAGACGGCTAAAGAGGATTTGGGTAGGAAGTTGCACCCCTGGCAGGAGTGGTTTCTTATTCATTCGTTGGAGCTTGCGCCCGGCTCGTTCACGTATGATGAGTACCCGGTTTTGAGGTTTGAGACTGTTGTTTTGATGGTTGCCCGTCAGAATGGTAAGTCGTTTATTGCGTCTACGCGTCTGCTGTGGCGTATGCTGATGTGGCAGGGGCCTGAGGTAGACCCTTTGCTGGTGCTTGGTACGGCGCACAAGTTGGCGGCGGCTGAGGAAATACAGGCGAATGCGCATAATGCGCTCAAGGCATCCCCGGCGAGCGACCAGATAGCTAAGATGACTGGCACGAACGGTTCTAAGTCGCTTGAGCTTGTGAATGGTGCCCGGTACCGGTGTGACGCGGCGTCTGATGATGGCGGGCGGTCTTTTTCGGTGACGGATTTGTTTTTTGACGAATTACGTCAGCAGCAAGAGTGGTCTCCGTGGATGGCGTTGACCAATACGACGAATGCTAAGTTTTCGTCTCAGGTTATTGCGGTTTCTAACGCTGGTGAGGCTAAGTCTGTTGTTTTGAATAGTTTGCAGGATAAGGCGCGTGCTGAGGCCCGCGAATTGCAAGCATTTATCGACGGTGGCGGCGACCCTGAGGAATGGGCTAAAGAGCATGAGGTTTCTTTAGGGCTTTTTGAGTATTCGGCCCCTGAGGATGCGAGTATCCATGACCGTGATGGGTGGGCGGCTGCTAACCCGTCGCTTGGTTACCCGTTTGGCCCTACTGAGAAGAAGCTCGCGGCGAGCGCGGCGCTGGTTGGTAGCACTGGTGAGGATGGTGTTCCTGAGCATAAGTTCCGTGCTGAGGTGCTTTGTCAGCGGGTGGCTGTTGCTAAGGAGGGGCCATTCAAGTCTACTGACTTGGAGGCTTGCTTGTCCCCGGCGAGTGAGATAGCTCAGGATAGCCCTATTGTGGTGGGTGTGGATACGTCCGCTGACGGGAAAATGAGCTATGTTGCGGTGGCTGGTTACGCGGCTGATGGTACCCCTCAGGTTGAGGTGCTTACGAAGCGCCCGTTTATGGATTGGATTCCAGAGTTTTTGCGTACTGGTTTGAATTTCACGCCGCGCGGTATTGTGTTGCAGGGTAAGGGGTCGCCGATTTCTAGCTATAGGGACTCTTTGACCCGGCAGGGTGTGGATTTTACGCCGTGTGAGGGGTCTAATCTGCCGGCGGCGTGTGTGCAGTTCGCTGAAAGGGTGGAACAGCATAAAATTCGGTGGCGTGAACAGCCGGTGCTTATTCGCCCGTTGCACGAAGCGGTTAAAAAGCATTATGGCGACGTGTGGAGCTGGAACCGTGATAAGTCGCCTGTTGATATTGCGCCGTTGTGCGCGGCTACGTTCGCGCTGTGGGGTCTTTTAAGGCTTCCTGATGAGGACGAATCGAAGTCTGTTTATGCGGATGAAGACTACGAAAATTGGTGGGAGTAGGTGAGGTATGCCTAGCGCTGGTGATGTGATTGCGCGCGCCCTTGTGGGTGGTTTGTCACGTGCGGTGACTACGTTTATGGGCCATGAGGTGGTGGTTACGTCCCCCGGCGTGGGTGTGTCTGCTGAGCCTCTCAACCTGACGGTTGAACAGATGTGGCGTACCCAACCTCATTTGCGCACTGTGGTTGATTTTTTGGCGCGTAATGTTGCTCATTTGGGTTTGCATTCGTTCCGTACTGACGGTAACGACCGGGTGCGTGATAGGGATTCGCTGGTTGCGTCTCTGATGCGTCAGCCGAACCAGCATATGACTACGTATGAGCTGGTTTATGACTTGGTGGGTAACCTGGCTTTGCATAACCGGGCGTACTGGTTTGTGTATGAGTCCACGGACACACCGTCTGGTTGGGCGATTCAGCCGTTCCCTGCTTCTTGGGTGAAAACAAGCTATGGCACGTATTGGGAGCCTAAGCATTATGTGGTTTCGCCGCCGGATTCGCCGGATAAGGCGGTTAAGTTCAAGCCTGAGAATGTTCTTGCGTTTGAGGGCTGGAACCCGTTACCGGGTAAGGATTCTAGCCCGGTGGAGACTCTGCGTTTGACTCTTGAGGAACAGTATCATGCGCGTAAGCACCGTACTCAGGTGTGGCGGCGCGCGGGCCGGGTCGGGGGTTATATTACCCGGCCGGTGGACGCGCCCCGGTGGGATAATCAAGACCGCCGCCGGTTCCTGAAAATGTTTGAAGAGTTCACGCGTGAGGGTTCCCGGACGGGCGGCACCCCCATTTTTGAGGAGGGTATGCGTCTTGAGACGGCTGAGTTTAATTCAGCTAACGCTGAGTGGGCTGAGTCGGTGAAGCTCTCACTGGTGACGGTGGCGCAGGTGTTCCAGGTGAACCCGGTTATGGTGGGCGTTTTGGATAATGCGAATTATTCTAACGCTAAAGAGTTCAGTAAGAGCTTGTACACGAACACTTTGGGGCCTTTGATTAGGCAGATTGAACAGCGTTTGAACACGTTCTTGCTTCCTATGGTGGGTGTAGACCCTGGCTCGCATCTGCTGGAGTTCAATATTGAAGAGAAGCTTCGCGGTTCGTTTGAGGAACAGGCGGCGGTGGCGTCTAGCGCTGTTGGTGCGCCGTATATGACTCGTAATGAATTGCGCCGTATGAATAATCTTCCTGCTATTGAGGGTGGGGACACGTTGGTTACGCCGTTGAATCTGGATACTGAGAGTGTTTCACGTGAAACGGATGGCGGTAGTGATGTTTCGGATGATGTTTCACGTGAAACATCTGAAAGTGGGTTGCCGGCGGCGGCTAAGGCGGTTCTTTTGTCGCATGGTGAGCGCGCCCGGCGGGTTATCGCGGCTAAGGGCGATTCGGAGCGTGTTCGGGAGCGTTTGGCCCGCGAATTAGCTGATGATTTGGCTGGTTTTCCCGATTTGGCGGAAAAATCGGTGGTTTTATCGTCAGAGTACGCGGGTTTGAGCGGAAAAGTGTTAGGTAGTGAGGGCGGTGTTTCACGTGAAACATAAATCGCTTGTGGTGGACGTGAACACCACCACCGAAACAGGTGTTTTTACCGGCTACGCGTCGGTTTTTAATAATATTGACTCGGTGCGTGACGTGGTGTTACCGGGCGCGTTCACAGAGACGCTGGCAGAGTATGGCGAAAACGGGGCGAACATCCCTTGTTATTGGAACCATGTCTTAAATGACCCGCGCATGTGTATCGGGTGGACTCTTGAAGCGCGTGAGGACGCGAACGGGCTTTTTGTGCGTGTGCAGCTTGACCTTGGGTCTGAGGTTGGTGCGCAAGCCTACGCCATGCTGAAGCGTGGTCTCGTGAAGCAGATGTCCATCACGTACATTGTTGAAGATGCTGAGGAAGCTACCGGCTCGGACGGTGGCGGTGTGTGGCATTTGAAGAAGCTAAAGCTTTTTGAAGTCTCTGTTGTTCCGGTTGCGGCTAACCAGGAAGCAGAGATTTTGGACGTTAAGGCGGGTGAAGCGCCCCGGCGTGCCCGCCCCTCAAACGATATTGAGGATGATGAGAAGCCTCTAGATAGCGAAAGCGGTAGTGAAGAGGAACCGGCGGAGGTCAATTCTGAGGAACCGGAAACGGTCAAGGAAGAGGAACCTGAGCCTGTCAATTCGCGTGTTCTCGCACTAGCTACTGAGGTTGAACTAGCAACTATTCGACTATCCGTATCGGAGGTTATCTCGTGAATTTGAAAGAACAGCGAGAAGAAATTTTGAGCAAGTCCGCCGCGCTGATTGAGAAGGTGCGCAACGGTGAGGCTCTGACTGAGGAAGAGAACGCTGAGCTTGTTCAGCTGAAGAGCGACGCTGCGTCGCTCAAGGAGCGCCTGGATAATGCGAGTGAGGCTGAGGCTCTGATGAAGTCTCTTGGTTCGCGTGAGGTGGCTGTGAAGGAAGAGTCTACCCCGGCGCGTTCGCTCGGTGATTATTTTGTGAAGGGCGCTAATAACGCGGGCGTTTTGTCTCGTTTGAAGGCGGGTAACCGTGTTTCGGCGTTTGACCTTCCTGAGTTCACTGGTTCTAAGGCCGCTGGTGATGTTATTAAGCTGGATGGTCTTCAGCAGACCGCCGGGCACCTTATCACCCCGGATATTGACCGCAATATTGTTACTGCGTACACTCAGCGCCCTACTATCGCGGCCTGGCTCGGTGAGGGCACTATCGCATCTAACGCGATTGTGTATTTCGTTGAAAAGGTCTGGGACAAGTCGGCCAATGGCGATTTCAAGACCGTTGCGGAGGGTGGCGATAAGCCTGGCATGACTCCGCCCGGTTACCAGGAAGTTACTGAGGTTCTTAAGAAGCTTGCGGGCTGGATTAAGCTCTCTATGGAGATGGCAGAAGACGCTGCTTTCCTGGTTTCTGAGATTAATAACCGTCTGCTTCTTCAGCTTCTTATTGCTGAGGAACAGCAGTTGCTTTCTGGTGACGGCGTAGGTACCAATATCAAGGGTATTCTGAACCGTGAGGGTTTGCAGGTTAAGACCTCTGCTAACGCGGCGGGTAACCTGGATGCCGTCTATGAGTCCCTTAACGCAGTGTTCACTAAGACCGGCCTTCGTGCAGATGGTATCGTTATCAACCCCGCGGATTACGAAAAGTTCCGCTTACTGAAAGATAACAACGGCCAGTATATTGCGGGCGGCCCGTTCACCGGCCAGTACGGCGTTGGTGGGGTTCTGCAAGACCCGCCGCTGTGGGGTCTGACTACTATTCAGACTACCGCGATTCCCGCCGGTACTGTTCTTATCGGAGCGGGTAAGGCGGCGGCTACCGTGTACCGCAAGGGCGGTATCCGTGTTGAGACTAGCAATGCTGACGGTAACGACTTTACCAAGAACCAGTTCACTATTCTGGCTGAGGAACGTCTTGCGCTTGCGGTTCGCCGTCCTGATGCTTTCGTGAAGCTTACTCTTGGGAGCTAATCGTGAAGCATTATGAGGTTGAACATCACGGGCTTACATACCGGGTTCAGCTTCACCCTGACACAGCAGAGGCTTTGGGGGTGGAGCCGGTAACGGACGGCCCTAAGAAAAAGAAGAATGTTTCACGTGAAACACGTAAAAAAGTTTCACGTGAAACGCCCACCCCGGCGGGCGAGTCCGTTGAGGGTGCTGAGTCTGAGGAATAAACGTTGAGTTACCCACCCCTTCCTGCTGTTGCGTCTACTGAGGCGGCGGTTACCGAACTGATTCGTAATTATTGCGGTTGGCATGTTGCCCCGGTTGTGAATGAGATTCGCAAGTTTGATTATGATGGTTCGGGCCGCTTGTTCATCCCTACGTTGAGCTTGGTGGATGTGCAGAGGGTTTCGGTTGCTGGGGATGACCTTTACGGTTGGTCTTTTTCGGCTGATGGGTGGCTTACGTTTTCGCCGTCGTTCACCCCCCCGGCGGGGGATAGGGTGGTTACGGTTGAGTTTAAGCATGGTTTCGCACATGCCCCTGAGCTGTCGCTTGTGCTTGACCGTGTGAAGGCCCGCCTTGCCGCGCTTCCCGCCGCCCCGCTCTCGTACCAGCGGGCCGGTACACAGGCGGTTGGTTATCTGTCTCGCAATGGGGACGTTTTGGGTTTCTCGTTGTCGGATAGTGAGAAGGCCGCGCTAGATAGGTACCGTTTGGGGGTTGCGCCGCTGTGAAGTCAGTAGTTTTTGATTCGGCGGCGGCGCAACCGGCCCCTACCGTTATCTATCACCGGGCTTTGACCGGCGCGGTTGATAGGTACGGTAAGCCCGCCCGTGTGTGGGATGCGCCGGTTACGGTCGGTGATTTTATCCTGGATGTTCCCTCCGGTGAGGTTTCGCAGGATGGGGTTACGGTGCGCCCGGCGGCGGATGTGACGTTGTTTTTGCCGCCGTCGTTTGCGGTGGCGGCTGAGGATAAGTTCACGATTACGCACCCCCGGCTTGGTGTTGGGGTTGAGTGCGTTCCTGAGGGCGTTGGTTGGGGTGTTACTAACGCTTTTACGGGGGCGGCGTTTCGCACTGAGGTTCGGTTGAAGGTTCGCCGTGGCTAAGGACACACGTTATGAAGATTAAGTTTAATAAGGAAGCCTTACGCCAGTTGCGTGAATCCCCGGCGGTGCGTGCAGACCTTGAAGAGCGGGCTAAGCGTATAGCTGATGCGTGTTCCCAGGGTGGGCGTGTCACCGGGTATAAGGTTACTGACCTTGTTTTGGAGAAGCCGCGTGGCGCGGTCTCCGTGATGGCGACCGGGCACGCGGCCCGTGATAACCGTAATCGGCAAACCTTGCTGAAGAATATTAGGAAGGGTGCGTAATGTCTTTCCCAGACCCTACGGTTACGGCGCGGGCGTACCTGTCGCCCCGGCTGGATGCGCCGGTTTTCCTGGATGAACCGGACTCGGATGCCTATGATTACCGCGAACCGTGCGTGATTATCAAAGACGTTGGTTCGCGGGTGCTTTACCAGGGTGTTTTTCTTGATGCGTTTCTGCATTTTGATGTTCGCGGTGTTTCACGTGAAACATGCGAAACGTTGGCGGGGCGCGTGCATGATTTGATGAACGCCTGGGAGAGCGTCGATTCGTCCGTGGTTATCCAGGATGGTAAGGATTTCCCTAAGTGGAGTCCTGAAGCTGATAGGCGCATACCGGCCTATGAATTTTCCTTTAGGGCGTGGTTGCGCCCGTCCACTAAATAGATTGGAGCCTAAATATGGCTGATGCATTATCGGGCGTTGCCGCGATTCTCACGGGTAAGCCCCTTAAGGCGACCGGCGGGGTTACTCGTGCACCTATTGGTACGCCGCTCCCTAATGATGCGACTACTAAACTGAACGCCGCGTTTACTCCGCAGGGTTTTATCGGTGAGGATGGGGTTACCCGTACTACCGATGCCAGCGATGACAAGATTAAAGCGTGGGGTGGACAGGTTGTTAAGGTTGTTCGCTCGGATTTCTCTGTGAGCTACAAGTTTAGCTACATGGAAGCCGCCTCGGCTACCACTCTCAAGAGCATTGTGGGTGAAGAGAATGTGACTATTACCCCGCCTGAGGCTGGTAAGCATAACGGCAAGGTTGCGGTGAAGATTAATTCTAAGCCCGCGCCGCGCGCTTCGTACACCCTGGAAATGCTGGATGAGAATACGTTCATTCGTGAGGTTATTCCGATTGGGCAGATTTCTGTTTCTGGTGATGTGAAGTTTGCTCACTCGTCGGTTATTCAGTATGAAGTGACTATTGAAGCGCTTCCTGATTCCTCGGATAACAACGCCTACGAGTATCAGGATACTGTTTTGGCTGAAAAGCTTGCGGAGACTAAGCAGGCGTTGGGCGTTTAGTCGCTTTTGTTTTCCCACCCCCGGCGCGGTTCGGCTCTCGCCGGGGGTGGGCTACACCACCCTATGAGCCGAATGTTTATACACGATAGGAGCCGAAATTATGGCTAAGAATAAGGCCAAAAAGAAGACTTTCACCCGTAAGGGTGTCAAGCGCTATGAGATGGTTGAGTTTACTACTCCCATCTATGAAGAGTCGTTTGTGCTCCCTGCTACTAAGCACCTTTCCCAGAAAATCGCTATGGCGCTGGATGAAGGTAAATTCCGGGTGCTCTACGATTGGTTGCGTGATGCTGGCGTGACTGAGGAAGAGATTGAGGCGTTCGCGGCTCTGGATGGTGAAGAGACGCGTGAGTTTATGGATGCGTGGGGTGCCGGGCAGGTGGCGACCCTCCCAAAATCATAGCGACCATTGAGCTTTATGACCGCTATACTGAAGCGGTTATTGCTGAGCTTGCACTCGCTGGGATTAGGTGGTGTGAGCTTGGTGAGGGGCGCACGTGGGATGAAGCGATTTCGGTTCTTTCGTGCGCCCCGGCGTGGGGGCCGTTGCAGAGGGCGATGAACCCCCAAAATTGGATTTGGGGTATCCCCGGCTATGACGAAATTGTTACTGTGGTTGAGTTGCTGGCTACTGGTAATGTTCAGCGGGGTAATGCGTCTGGTGCTAAGCGCTCTGATTTTCCGAAACGTATACGGCGGCCTTATGAGGAACGTGAGGTTGTTGAATCCCACCGGGTAGGTAAGCCTGAGGATGCCCGCGTTGTTGATTCGCTTTTGAGTGAGTACGCGGGCGTTGATTTCTCTGCTGTTCTGACACGGTAATTCTTAAAGAAGGGTGGGCCTATGGGTGCCTCGGTTGAGTTAGCTACCGCGTATATCACGCTTGCCGCTGAGACTCGTGGTTTGTCTAAGCAAATCGCGGCTGAGTTGAAAGCGTCTGAGCGTTTCGCGGCGGCGACAGGCCGTAATATCGGCGAGAACATTAAGCAGGGTCTCGCGGCGGCCCGCCCCGGCGAGAATATTACGGGCCTTCACGATAAGGTAGAGGCATCTGAGAAGAAACTCGCGGCGGCTACCGCTAAGGCGGCTAAAGACCGTGAGGCGGCGGCTCGTAAAGTTGAGATTGCTGAGGCCCGGCTTGCTGAGGTGAAGGCGCGCGGTAACGCGTCTGAGTCTCAGATTTTGGCGGCGCAAGACCGTTTAACCTCTGCACGCGCAAAGTATACTGAGGTTTCCCGGCGCGGGGTTTCGCAAATTCTTGCGCATAATGAGGCGTTGAAGTCTGCGCAGTCTGCTTTGGCGTCTGCTACTCAGACCGCGAATAGTGCGCTGTTCGCACCAGCTAATACGGCGTCTAACGCCATGAAGCGTATAGTGTCTGATGCGGGTCTCGCCCCCGGCGTGTTTTCGCGGTTCGCGGGGGCGGCCCGTGGCGCGTATGACACGGTGGCGACCGGCGCGGGCCGGGCCGCCGGGGCTACCCGTAACGCTTTCAGTGGTGTTGGTTCTGTGGCGGCTGATGCGTTCCGTGGGAATTTCTCTAGCGCGTTTAGTACGGTTTCTGCGGGGGCGGCCCGCGCGGGTTCTAGCATTAAGGGTTCGCTCACCGGCGCGTTTCGCGGCACATCATCCGTGGCGGGGTCTGAGGGTGAGGCGGCTTCTAGCCGGTTCGCTGGTGCGCTTGGCGGGTTGAAGGCTAAGGTCTCTGGCTCGTTCAAGGGGCTGTTTTCTGGTGCCGCGTCTCATGCTGAGCGCGGGGGCCATGAGGCCGGTAGTAAGTTCGCGGGCGCGTTCAAGGCTGTTGCTGGTGCCGCTCTCGCTTACGCTGGTATCCAGCAGGTCACCGCTTTGACAAAGAATTTTGTTAAAGAGGCGGGCGACCTGGAGCAGTCCGTTGGTGCCGTGGACGCGGTGTTTAAGGGTTCAGCGGCACAGATGCATTCGTGGGCTGATTCGGCGTCTAGCGCGGTTGGTATCTCCAAGAATGAGTACAACAGCTTTGCATCGGTTCTTGGTTCGATGCTTAAGAACGCCGGTACGCCGATGACTGAGCTGGGTGGCAAGACGAATGACCTTATCAAGCTTGGTGCAGACCTCGCTTCAATGTATGGGGGCACTACGGCTGAGGCGATTGAGGCTATTTCGGCGGCGTTGCGCGGCGAAATGGACCCTATCGAACGCTACGGTATCAGTCTAAACGACGCGGCCTTGACTCAAGAGGGCCTTAGGCTTGGTATTCAGAAAACCGGCGGGGCTTTCGATACTCAGCAGAAGCAGCTTATTACGCAGTCACTCTTGTTCAAACAGAGCGCAGACGCGCAAGGTAATTTCGCGCGTGAGTCGGATACTTTTCAGCATAAGACTCAGGTTCTTAAAGCTCAATGGGCTGATTTATCAGCGACTATGGGTGAAGCGTTCCTGCCTATCGCGTCTGCTATTGTTGGGTTCATTGCGGGCCGGTTGTTGCCCGCGTTTGGCACCCTGGCTGGTGGTGTAAAGGCGTTCGTGGCGGCCTGGCAGGCGTTCGACGGCACGGTTACCAGTGACGGTTTCGCGGGCTGGATGGAACAGCTTGCGTTCGCCATGCGGAACCTGTATGAGAAGATAAAAGCCTATTTTATTGATAGCATTCTTCCTGTTCTTCGTGATGACGTTTACCCCATCATGCGGGACGTCGGTAAGGGTATCAAGGATGTTTTCGATGGGCTGGTGGGTATCCAGCCAGATGATAGTACTAACCAGTTCCTCCATGATTTGGGGGAGAACATTGGTAAGATTATCGGTTTCGTCGCTAACAACATTGATATTTGGGGGCCTTTCGCTGAGGGTATTCTTATTGCGGTTGGTGCGTTTAAGGCGTGGCAGTTGGCTATGGCTTTGGCGACCGCAACGACTACGGCCTGGCAGGCTATTACTGCTATTCAGACTACTACTATGTTCGGTCTTACGTTGGCGACGTGGGGCTGGATTGGTATTTTCGGTCTGATTATTGGTGCACTGATTCTTGCGTACAATAACTTGGATTGGTTCAAGGGTATTGTGGATGCGGTGTTTAATTTCATTAGCGACGTTATCCGTAATTTCGTGGACTGGTTCAATAACAATGTTGTACCGATTATTGTTGCTGGTTTGCAGGCCCTTGGCAATTTTTTCATGGGTTTGTGGAATGACTACGTTAAACCGGCGTGGGATTTCATTATGCAGCTTATCGGCGCTTTCATTGACTGGTTTGTTAATGTGTATGTGCCGCGTGTGCAAGAGGCTTTCCGCATTTATGGTGAGATTTTCCGTTGGTTGTATGAGAATATTATCCAGCCAGTGTTTAATGGTATCGCCACTTTTGTGAAGGCTGCTATTGAGGTTGTTGCCGCCGTTTTCACTTGGTTCTATGAAACTATTGTTATTCCGGTGTGGACGGGCATTAAAACCGCTATCGCAGTTGTTCTAGCGGTTCTTCTCACGCTGTGGGATGGGGTTGTTTGGGCTATTCAGAATGTTCTTGCGCCGGTGTTCGGCTGGCTCTACGAGAGCATTATTAAGCCCGTCTGGCAGGTGATTGTCGATGTGATTAAGGGTGTTATTGACTGGTTCATTAGCTACTACATCCCTGCTTTCCAGGCTAATATTCAGTTGCTCGGACAGTTCTTCACTTGGTTGTACGAGAATTGGGTTAAACCGGCGTGGAATTTGATTCAGGGCGCTATTCAGTTCCTTCTTGATTGGTGGAACAATACTTTTATTCCGGCGTGGAATTTCGCCATGAAAACATATGGTGAAATGTTCACCTGGCTGTATGAGAATGTTATTAAGCCCGTCTGGAATTGGATTCAATCGGCTATTCAAGCTGTGTTGGATTGGTGGAATAATGTTCTGGTTCCCGCGTGGAACACGGCGCTAAGGATATACGGCGACGCGTTCCGGTGGGTTTATGATAATGTCATTAAGCCGGTCTGGGATAGTATTCAGCGGGTTATTCAGTCTGTTATTGACTGGTGGAATGCGTATATTAAACCGGCGTGGGATTTAGCCCTCAAGGTGTTTGGTGATGCGTTCCGCTGGCTTTATGACAATTTCATTAATCCGGTGTGGACGCAAATCCGCAATGCGATTGATGCGGTTTATAACTGGTTCCAGAGTAATATTCTTCCAGCGTTTAACGCGGCGATTGACACGCTCGGTAAATCCTTCCGTTATCTTTTCGATAATTGGATTAAACCGGCGTGGGATTCTATCTCGAACGTCATTAAAACCGGCTGGGAACAGTGGATTAAGCCCGTATTCGATACCCTGACTGATTGGGTGACGAATAAGATACCGCGTGCTTTCGATAACGCCGTTAAGGCTATTGAAAACGCCTGGAAGGCTATCCAGGATGTTGTTAAGGCCCCTGTGAAGTTTGTTTTGCAGACGGTTGTGAATGATGGTTTTATCCGTCATTTCAATGACCTTGCGGATAAGTTCCACATTGATAAGCTGCCTACGATTGACCTTTCGGGTTGGGCGACTGGTGGTTGGACTGGGCCGGGTGACAAGTATCAGCCGGCGGGTATTGTTCACGCCGATGAGTTCGTGGTGAAGAAGTCTTCACGGCGGCGGTTTGAGCAAGAGAACCCCGGCGTGCTCGACTACATTAACCGCACCGGTAAGCTACCACGCGGTATGGGCGGTTACGCCGATGGCGGGCTGGTTTCTGCTGTTGGCGGGGCTGTGCTTAGCGGCGACCTGTGGAAGGCCGGTAAAGAGTTTGTTGGCTCGGCGGCGGGCAAGGTTCTTGATACTGTGATTGAGCCGTTGAAGGGTGTTATTGACAGTATTACGACTAAGTTCCTTGGTTTCCCTGGTGAGCTGATGCGCGGCGGTGCGTTTACGATTATTGACGGCGCGGCTAATTGGGTGAAGGATACTCTTAAGGGTAAGAATGAGTCTGGTG